CGTCTCGCAATATTTACTTCAGCTCGAACCAGTCTTGGATTCCGCTTCATATTTCCTCCAGTGCAATCCTAAGCGCTTAGTATATACTAACCGCTTAGTATGTCAACAGTTTTGTTGAATTTGGACTGGGCGCAGGATAAGGTCTCCAGGGATGGGGAAGGAAAAGGATCCGCACGCCGTCGCCCTGGGTCGCAAGGGAGGGAAGGCTCGTCTTAAAACGCTGACTTCGGAAAGACGTCGAGAGATTGCACGGAAAGCTGTAGCGGCCCGATGGGCGAAGGCAAGAGCGAAGAAGGAACAGGCAAGTTAGGTTTTTGTAGGATGCCCCTGCTGCGAGCCTACTGTTTCAGAGGGTAGCTCCGAAAGCACAGCATGCTCAGGTCTGGCGGTTTTCCTCAGCGCTCATTAGATCGTCTCATCTGGCAGAAGTGCGTTCCCTCGCCTGGGCAAAGGCTCAGTTGTTACCCGCCGATCGAAATCCCTGAATCCTGACTGCCCAAGCAGTTCTTTATTCTCCACCTGAGTATCGTTCCTGGGTAAATCCGTCAGCGCAATCTTTCTACCGCGTTCAAGACATCCGCACGGGTTAACGAAGATACGCGTGGCCGCGCGTCGGGATGCAGCCACTGTGTACCACAGTGCATGCACCTGAGCCCGCCCGGAATTCGTTGGGTCATCGGCTCGCTACAACGTTCGCATGGCCTGGATTCTGTTAGCGCTAGAGGTTTCAGGTCAACATTGGTCTTCCTCGCTTGTTGGTCAGAGGAAATCCGTTCAGAACCCGGTCGATTGTTTCCGCCGCCAAACACGGCGTGAACTCCGCCGTTTGCATGTATCTTCTTCAGCAACTCGACCCATCCCAAGCATCCCATCCCCTGTTTCGACCAATCGAGCGCCTGGGACAAAGAGTCAACCTGATCATCATATTTTCCTTTCGGAAAACCGGCGATTTCGTGCAGGAACTCTGGTATCCAGTCGGCCTGCGCGGGAATGTGTACAAATCCATTCTCGATGGTGCTACTCACTGAATGCGCACGCATGACCTTATCCATTGGCGTCGCATAACCAGTCGTGCCGTGCACTCCATCATCACGCAGGTCTTGGATTAGCTGTGTGCCCGACGCTTTGTCCTCGATCAGGATATTTTTGGCTCTATATAACAAAGCCTGCAGCTTCACCGCTCGTCTCAGATCTGGGTAATCCAAACGCTTGCGGAACACGTGCAATAAATAAAGGTGATCCTTGCGCACGCCCCAAGTGGTGCACACGCTGAAATCGTTCAACTCGGAACTTTTGTTGGCTGTGTCCCAACTCTGAAAGATGAGGTCAAATTCCTTCGGTAATTTCTTCGGGCGAGTAGGTTTTGAACCAATCGGACTTAATCATTCCTCCACCCAAAGGGGACGGAGACTGTTGATACTGTCCAGCGAAATGATACTCGCCCTGTATCTCTCGGATCTGAGCGAGCAGTTCAAGAGGTTCACGCTCCGGGTGCAGTGCTTCACCCGCGTTTCGTGAGAAAGTCTTTTCGCCGTACAGCGTTCGAATCGTATAGCTGTACTTTTCTTCCGCGATTGCTGGAAATGTTATTATTTTCCAATCCTCTTTTTGAAGTACGTGTCCGACCAAATCGTCTTCGTGGAGCCTTTGCATAATCAAAATCACGCAACCTGATTTTTTGTCATTCAGGCGCGTAATCAGTGAATGGTCGTACCAATCGTTTACCGATTTGCGTTGAGTTTCCGATAACGCCTCGTCGGGTTTCAAAGGATCATCAATCACGATAAAATCGGCGCCGCGTCCCGTCAAGACTCCGCCGACAGACGTCGATAACCGAAAGCCTCTCGCTGTTGTGGCATAGTCACTAAGCGCCGATCTCCGCGCGGCTAGACGAGTCGAAGGGAACAGGTCTCGATACCATTGCGCTGTCATTAGCGATCGACAATCCCCAGCCAGTTTGTCTGCTAGATCTTGAGCGTAACTTGCACAAATGACCTGAGTCGAAGGCTTGTGGCCAAGAAGATAAGCAGGAAACGCAATAGACGCCATGAGTGATTTCAGCGATCGAGGTGGCAGATTGATGATCAGACGCTTCAGTTTTCCGCTTCGGCATTGTTCGAGCGCATCAGCAATAACCTCAATGTGCCAGTTATGCAGGTACTCAGTTTGGGGATTCAGCTGTAGGAAACTCCGTTCCAAGAAAAGCGAAAAGTCGCGGCGCAGAAATGCTTGAAGTTCTTTTTTATTCATTGATACCGTCCTTTTCCTCGATGTTGGATTCCTGCAATTTTTTGAGAAGTCGATTTACAATCTTCAGATCGACCTCTGCAAGAGCTGTCCCGTTCTGATCAGTCGCTGGCTCAACCTCAGCAGAACGAGCGAGGGAGCTAAGCTGACGCATGGCAACCAAATCCCCGGACGCCGCTTTGTTCACTAACTGTTTGATGGCTGCCTCCCCCTTCGTCACGATCTTTCGAGTTCCGTTCTCGTTGATGACCACCCGCTCTCGGAGCGTCCGCTCAAGGACGCTCGCCAGATTGCGCGTTCCTTTTGGCCTCCCTTTCGGATTTCCCGACATCCCTTTTTTGAACCGCGTGTGCTCGGGCGGATTCCCGTAACCGACAGGTCCGTGTTGGTTTCCGTCATCCATTTGTTATCTCCTGTTCAATTTCATTGAACGTTCGACCTGACAGTGCATTCACTGCTTGTTGGCGCGTCAAGCTCTGCCAACGACGGATTGTGGCGTCGACGTGGACCGGGTTGAGTTCTATGCCGAAACAGGCACGGCCGGTCCGCTCGCTGGCGATAACACTTGTGCCGGCTCCTAAGAAAGGATCTAAAACGACGCTCCCTCGAACGCTGCAATCCAGAATGGCATCCGCGACCAATTCGACGGGTTTGATCGTGGGGCGAGGAATAGACGAGCTTGCCAAGTCGGAATTCACGCGGGGGTACTGCCAGACATTCGTTCGGTAACGGCGGTGCTTCCCGAGTTGGACGTTATTACGGCGTGACTTTGTGCCGCTTTTGAACACGAATATCAATTCATGCTGGCTCTTGTACAGCGAGCCTCGCCCAGCTCCATCCTTCACCCACACGCAGAGACTCTCAAACTCAGAATAGACTGAGCGCGCGGCTGAAATCACTTCCCCCGAACGTCGCCAGTCCATGCAGATAAAGTGGAATGTTCCTTCAACGGTATTTCGGACTATCTGCGCGAAGATATTCATCAAGAAGGTGGTAAATTCTGACGGGCTCATTTCACCCGATGCTGATATAAATTCCGGGTGGTGGTGGATCTTTCCGGGTCGTGTCACGTAGCCACCAATAGGATCGTCGTACCCGGGATCTGCAAAGACCATCTGGGCGCGGCAACCCTTCATCAGTGCGGAGTAGGAAACCTCGCTTCGGGCATCGCCGCAGTAGACTCGGTGGCGATCCAGAGCCCAAAGGTCACCGGCTCGAGTAACGTGTGGTTTTGTCCGGGAGTCAGGGATCGCATCAGCGGGATCATCTTTGCAGCGGCCGACCGGCGCAAGATTCTCAATCATCACATCGATCTCGCCCATCTCGAAGCCGGTGACTTCCACACTGAAATCCAATTCCGCCTGGGAGAGAGTCATCAGCTGCTCGGCCAGTAGCCGGTTATCCCATTCTGAGTTTTCGGTGAGCCGGTTGTCGGCGATCATGAATGCTCGCCTCTGAGCCCCCGATAGGTGCTCCAGTAGAATCACCGGCACGTGGGCGATACCCAACAGCTTGCACGCCAAAAGACGGCCATGACCAGCCACGACCTGCGAATTTGCGTCGACTAGAACAGGGACGTTGAACCCAAAAGCTTCGATGCTTTTCGCGATCTGTCGGATTTGCCCGTCGCTATGAAGCCGCGCATTCTTTGGATCCAAGCGAAGAGAAGCGACGGGAAGGTACTCGATTGTAAGTTTCCGCGAAGGCATGTTTGTCTCCCGGACTATCTTCCGCGAAAGGCGAGGCCGTAATCTAGCGTCGTTGAAAAGAGAATTAATTTAGCGACGGATACGGTCTAGCGATGAGGCTTCGGTGAGGATGGGATCGAGTTCGAAGGCGATGTGCCATTAATGCAATCCAATATCGATAATCGCAGAATAAGTCGCGGGTTCTATCGTAGGCTTTCTCTTTAGGCATGTTGGGAAACAGTCTTGGGGCCATCTTACACTCGCTAAAGCCGTCATTGCTTAGTCGCGCAGCGAGTTCAATTCGCTTCAGGGTTGCGTAGCTCCTCTTTCGTCCCCGTCCATCCGCTTCGGCTAACGCGCCCGTTCGCGGATCAATCGTCAATGTTACGACGGTCCGGCCGAGGGCCTGAATGACCTCGTTCTCGTTTCCGCCGTCGAGCCAGTGGAACAAAGCTATGCCCACATTCAGAGGTATCCGGCCAAAAGATTTGCCGAAACGATCAATCGCGGCAAGACGTTCCTTCGTCTTGCGCCTTCGATCACGTGCAATCGACAAATCCCGGAAGGCTCTCGGGATATTCTTTTCAAATTCTCTTTCAAGAGCAAGTTGCGATTGTAGCGAATCTTCTACAAAGGCTACTATCTTTTGCGCACGAATGGATGATTTGAAAGCATCAGTATCTTCACGCTTAAGTGCTTGGGCTTCTTTCACGTCTTCCCAGAACAGTAGACCGTTTGCTCTAAAATCCCAGTCTGAGGGCTCGCGATTCCCCTGAACTGCATTTCTTACGGCCTTCGCCTCCAGAGGGACGCGCGTTTTGCCCGCTACCTGAAGAATCGGATTTTCCTTTGGGAACAAGCTTGCATCGTTTGTCACTGACATTCTTGAATTATCCGCCATTTTCATCTTTCATTTTCATCCTTAGGGCTTGTGGCAGGAAGCGGCCACTGAGCCTGCAAACATCCGCGACTCGACGGACTGGCGCGACCGCAAATAGACCGGTGGTGCCAGCCTGTCTTTATCCTGCTTCTACCAGGCAGTTTCGCTTGACTGTATGGCCCTGG